CATCGTCCGATGGACCACCTAAAGCAATTTCATTATCGCCTTGTTTTTTATTTTCTGTTTCAATATTTTTCTTTTCAGCTTCAGGCATATCCTTATCTACTACTTTAGTAGGTAAAGTGTCTGTACTGCCTGGAGGTCCTGGTGGCATTCCTGTACTGTCTATGTTTACAGCATTTTCTTGCACTGCATCTAAATCTGCTATGTCATCTGAATTAGCTACGTTGTCCTGTAGCAGTGGGTCGCCTTCAGCTTTTAGTTCTTTTGATTTAACTCTCATACTGGGTCTTCCCGAACCTGGTCCTTCTTTAGGTGCAGCTGCTGACTTTTTTGTGTCAATTGGTTCAGGTGTTTTTGGTACAAACTTACCAAATAATTCTTCGTCTGATACATTCATATAATCAGTGGCAGCGTTTCTTTGTTCTATTTCAAAGGCTTTTCTTTCTGCAGGAGACATTGCGTTAATTTTTTTTCTTAATTCTACACCTGCGTCTACTCTATTTTTTAATCCATATATTCCTGCTAAACCAATCGTACTTGGAAGAAAACCAATACCCGCTAAAGCAGGTAACGCTCTTGTAGCAGCATAACCTCCACCTAATCCAAACGCTGTTCTTCCAACAGGATCTTCTATACCTAAACCTTGCGCAACTTTATCACCTGCATAATAACCAAGAACTCCAGGTATCTGAACCCCTCCTTTAACTAAATTTTTTGCACCTCTTACTGGTCCACTGACTGACATTCTTTCCATAAAAGTAGGTGGTTTTCTTAAAGCTGGAACAGGTGCTGCAGTATATGGTGATCCAACCATTATACCTGTGTTTGCATTAATAGTTTTAAGCACACCCTTTCTTAGTGCCTCTTTCCTAAACATAGGTCTGTTTAAAACTTTGTTAAGTGACATGTAAACTCCTATGCCTGTCCAGTTGGTTTCATACCTTGAAACGCTGTGAATGCTCCTATACCAGTACCAACAGCTTGAGCTAGTGGACTAGTTGTAGGTTGTGTACCCATTGTAACTTGAGAAGATGACTTAGGCCCCGCAGCATACAAGTTAGATAAGAACTCAGCTCTTTGGTATGGTTCGTATTGTTGTTGTAATGTAGATTGTCTTTGTGCATCAAGAGTTGCTTGAGCTAATTGTCTTTGAACACCTCCTGCAGCCATTAATTGATTTAAATCTGATTGAGCCATTTGTTGTTGACCTGCACCTAGTTGACCTAAAAGTTGACCACTTTGTAATCCAACTCTTTGTTGGTTTTGTGCAGCTGATAAAGCTGTATTAAATCCTTGTGCTTGTGCTTGGCCCATTGCAGACAATTGTCTTCCTTGAAGCTCTGCTTGTTGTACACCTTCTCTACCACCACCAAAAGCTCCTGCACTTATCGCTTGAGATCCCAATTGATTTTGCATTATTTGTCCTTGTCTTGCAATTTCACCGGTCACATAAGATTGGTATGGGTTTAAGTATTGTGAGATTTGTTGTGCACCAATAGGTGCCGCTGCCTGTTGTACTTGACTTATACCTTGTTGAACAGTAGGTGCACCAATACCTGTAGTTCCTGCAGCTTGAATACCTTGTTGTTCTAGAGCACCTAATCCTGCTACTTGATAGTCTGGTAGGTCGATAGGTTTTTGCGCTACTTGACGCGCAATGTCCATCAATTCTAATTTTCTTTCCTCTATACCTGGTGCTTCTCTAACAATTTGTGTTTGAGTAGTCGGTGGTGCCGACTGTTGTCCTCCTCCTCCTCCAAAAAAACTCATATTAAATCCATTTCTCTAGTTGCACGTGTTTCTTTTTCCATCCCCATTTTTTAGAAATTTTTTCCCATCCAGGTCTGGCCATTATACTTAATCTTTTGCATTTGTTAACAGTAGCAAAATCAGTTACTCCTTTAATAAGGTTATCTTCCCATAATTCTCTTCTTTTACCTGTACAAATAACAATTTCATATTGATTATAATTTGGCATAACACCAATTCTACCAACACAAATACCAAAAACTTTATTTTCTTCGAATTCATCTGAACCAAACATGATCCAACATTGCATAGTATCTTTTTTTAATTCATCCATAACCCAAGCAGAGTCTGCATATTTACCAGAAAAAGCTAAAGCTTCTGCAACCATAAATTCTGCTAAAGGCCAAAACCTTTCTATGTCTTTAGGCTCTAATGGTAGAATACTTACTAGAGGTTTAATTTGTTTTTTGTTCGCTGTTGCCATTTCTATCCTGTAATAAATCAAATACACGTTTGTATCTTTTTTGTTGTTCATAGAAATATTGGGCACCTTTTTCTCGCATGTCTTTCATGCTATTTGGATTAGCTCCAGCTATGATTCCAGCACCTAATACTCCATCTGCTCTTGTTACAAACTCTCCGTCTGCTAATTGAGCTAACATTGTATCCTCGTCTTTGTCTCCTACGCCTTCTCCGTCTTCAACATAACCTGATGCTCTAACATAATTGTTTGCATCGTTTTCGTCATGAGAAAGTTTTGATGGAAGATAGTTTACACCACCTTCATTAAATTTTTTAATTTGTGCTATGCCACCTACTCTTAATCTTTGAACGTTCATAGAATAAGGACCCATTCTTGGATCACCTCTTCCTTGTTCTTCGGGTGCGTAAACTTTTTCGTATGCTTTTTCTTCACCTGTAGTTGGGTCGATGTAAGTGTAACCAGGTCTATTAGCTTGTAAGTCTAAATAACTCATGTTGTATCCTGGTGTGTAAATATCCGTTGGCCCTTGATCAAAAGCACCTCCTAAATAACTAGCTGCAGCTATTGCAGTTGAAACTTTTCCTGGACTGTATTTACCGGTTTCTTTATTTTTTAAAATATCTAAAAGGTTTCCACCTTCAGTTGGAGCATTATAATTTGGGTTAGGAACCATGTTACCAAATTTATCTACACCTAAATTTTTTGGGTTTGGCGTTCCTGAAAAGCTTGATCCAGCAAAAGGTAAACCTTGAACAGCTTGTGTAAACGGTGTAAATGCAGATTGTGCTGCACTAAATCCTGGCACACCTAAAGCAGAACCTCCAGATAAAACACCCTTACCACCATAGTAGCCTGCTACTGCACCTGTTACTCCACCTAATAATCTTTTTATCCCAGATGCTCCTGAATCTTTTGCTCCTTTGTATCCTTTGTAACCACCGTAAGCGGCCATTGCGTAGGGTAAAAACTGTAGCATTTATTAAATTCTCCTTTTAAGATCTTAAGTATTGAATAATACCATTTTACTTAGACAGTTTCAACTCGTCTCTGAAACAACCCTCATATTGATGTTCTCCCACATGTATAATAGGGTCATTGATGTAGACGTAGCATTTACCCCCGATGTCTTTCCATAGTTTACAAAATGAAAAATCTTCACCTAAATAAGTCTTAGTCTCAGGGTCGTGTATGCAATCAAAAAAGTTCCACAAATGAGGTCTATCTACATACTCACCGTTTATCACTGTCTTTTGAACTATGTTTTTATCTGGATACTTTTCTATCATTTTGTCAAACACTGATCTTTTTATTAACATACATCCTGTAGGACTATGAGTTACTTCCATAACACCATTATCTAATTTTATATTATCAGGATTCTCTACTTTCATAGGATAAGTATTTAACCATCTATGTATGTCTCCAGGGTTTTTTACTTCACCATTATTCCATTTTTGATAAAGCTTATCCCACATCATTGTTTTAAGAGGATAAGGAATAGAGATTAATTCTTTATCTAGATCTAATATTTTAATAATAGTTTCTGCTCTGAAATATATATCTGAATCTACAAATAACATATGTGTACAACTTGATTCCAAAAAAGCTGAAGTACATAAGTTTCTTCCTTGTGTTACCAAAGATGATTTTAATAAAGTAAATGTAATTCTAATTCCTTTTTTAATACAAAGTTGTTGTAATTCTAATAGAGCTTGTGTGTAATGCATAGTTACATCACTATGACAAGGTGTACAAATCATTAGACTATATTTTGATTTAATTACTTTCTTTGTTTCTTTTTGTCCGGTATCCGGTTTCCACATAGGAAGAGTGGCTTTTTCGTATGGGGTTACTTTAACTTCTTTTAAAGTTTGGTAAGTGTCCTCATTTACTGTTTCTTTCATTCAAAGCTCCTTTCAGAAAGTTTGTCCATTCAATTCCTTTTTTATCCCAGTTATAAAATCTTTTGTAAAACTTTTGTTGCTCCTCCAGGTGGTCTTGCATAAAACTTTCATGTAGATAGTCAGCTGCTATATTAATTGCTCCTGCAGTATCTTGTGCCATTTGTTCATAATTTGTTGAGTAATTAATGTATACAGGCCACTCTGCACATGTTTCATACAAAGCTCCAAAGTTATTAGTAATAACATGTACACCAGAAGCTAATGCTTCAAGTGCTGATGCACATGATGTTTCTTCAAATATAGATGGATATACAAACATATCATAGCTAGGCATTACTTCTCTAATATATTCATTTGGTTTATAACCAATATAATTTACGTTGGGTAATTTTCTAGCTTGTTCGTATAGTGCTTCAAAATCTTTTTCAGTGTTTTTTTCAAATTCAGATCCGTAAACTTTACATGAACTATAAACATCTAATTTTATATTAGGGTTTTCAATTTCTTGCATAGCACGTAATAAAACATTTAAACCTCTCCAAGGTGTACAATGATGTATAAGTTTTATAGGACTTCCTCTTTTGTATTTCTTTCTTATTGGAAAATCATCTATACCATTTTTAATTACTACAGATCTTTCAGTCGGTATATCAAAAGCATATCTAAATTTTTCATAGTTCCAATGACTATTGAATACATACCAATCATACTCTTTGTGTCTTTCTTTATCTTTAAAAAATTTTTGTAAGTTAGGTTGATCCCAAGAATTTTTTTGCCAAAGAATGTTAAGTTTATCTGGGTCTAATGGAACTTTACCTGGTATTGATGTGCAAATTTGTACTTGATCTAGTAATTCTTTAGAAACATGCTTATGGAGCATCTCCATTTGGATTTCTGTTGCTCCGCGAGGTTGCATTATTTTTTGGTGGCAGCCCCCATAGAAACTTTAGTAACCTTAATTTCAAGGTCTTGTCTAAAGTCATCCACAGTAGTGTCAGTATTGGGGTCAGCAACATCATTATCAAAATCAACTTTACTAGCATATACTTTACCAGTCCTTTTGTGTTTAATAATTTCTTTTGCTTCTGCTGGTATTTTAATTATATCACTCATTTTTGTCTGCGTCCTTGTCTATTGTATTTTTTATTATTTTGCAACTTTTTTTTCTTGTTAGGACTTTTACAATGTCTTCTAGGTCTTTTTCTAGGCTTATCTCTTTCAACAAAGTCTTTAAATTTTCTAGCCATTTTCCTGTGATCTATCTATCAAAGCATAGCTAACAGCTCCTGTAATTTGATTAGCAGTATCTGCTTGCACTTTTAAAACATCACTAGCTTCTAGATTTAAACTTGAACTAACCATGTTTGTAAAATTTTTATTTAGTTGAGCATGACTAATCTCTACATTTGACCCACCAGATTTTTGTAAAAAAGCATCAACATCCACATTTGATGCAGCCTGATGACTAGCTTGAAGAGCTTTTACAATAATAGTTGCATCTGATGGACACGTTAAAATAGTAGTCACATTAGTTGTAGTTAAATCGAATGTTTCGCTTTTGTATCTTATTGTCATTGCATAAAGTAATTAAACGAATCTTGTTCGTTTTTCAAGTCTTGTTGATAAGAAGTATTTAACTGATTTTCAACAGTAGCTAAAGCTTGGTTAATTTGTCTAAAACCTTCTGTAGTATATTCTGCTGGTGGTTCCGGTACGTATACGTTAATCTTAGCCATGTAATGCTGCTCCTCTCTCTGAAGAATCAAACCCGCCACTAGGTGAAGTACTCGGTGCACTTTGGTTTGCTCCACCAGGTCTATCTCCTCGGCCCCTATCACCTCCAGAGGAATTTTGATTATTTAATTTTTGTTGTATTTGTTGTATTTGATTTTTATTTTGAGCAGCTATTAATTGTTTTTGCATTCTTTTGTCTTTTAAATAACTAGAAATTACGTTTCGTTTACCTACTAAAGCAGATATACCAATTAAAGGATTTATTGATGTTCCTAACATAGTTGATCCTAAAGATTCTAATCCAATTTTTTCACCAATTTTATTTAATGCAATGTTTTTTATTACGTTTGAACCTATTGTTTTAAAATCTGGCAAAGTCATACCTTCATCTACTAAGGGAGCTATTCCTGTTGGTTGTAATTGTTCACCGGGAACTAATAAATCGGGTTCCATTATCTTCTACCATCTGGGTTTACATCAGCTCTAAACGTTCCAAATCTCCAGGTTTCGTCAACCGCTGTGTTTTGTATTTTTAAATTAGCCAATCTGCCTCTTGCTCTTGTGTCAATTTTTTCTGTTGAAGAGTTTATAGTAAAAGGTCCTAATTGTGAAGAAGTTCCAGAGTCAACAGGAAAATTTTTTAAAAATATTGTAACTATTGCGTTACCTTGTAAATTTTTAAAATCTGGTAAAAACCTACTTACCCTTAACATATTTTCACCGTCACCATCTGTAGGCAGGTCAAAGTCTCCAGATTGAATGTAAGCAGGTATAGCTGTTTCCGCACCATTTAAAGCTATTTCATTATTGCCAATCTCGTGTGCATAATATGTACTTGAGCCAAAAGTATTTGTTGCACCACTCAAATTTGCGATTGTTGGTATGGCAGTTGAGTTATATTCTGTTGCATAAGGTACGTCATATGTACTTGCATCTGCATAAGAACTTCTAGCAAGAGACATTACTGACCAAGTGTTTTCTACATAATTGTAAACAACAGCTCTATTGTTTTGTACTGCAGGATTACCTGAGGGTGTACCTGCTGGATAGAACCACACAATCTCATTAAATAAAGAGTTGTGTGAGCCATATATAATCTCATTAGATGAATAGTTTATTCCTACATTTGATCCGGTGGTCGTGAATACAAAGTCTTCTACAAGTGATGGAAGTAATTTAACTGTACCATCAAATACAAAGAATCCTCCACCCGCTCCCATCCAAAATACTTTACCATCTGCATATACAGTTGCGTGTTGACCAATACATCCACAGTTAGAACCTACTTGTCTTATAGAAAATGTAAATGGTGGTCCTACAAACTGCATAGTGTATGCTGCTTGATCTGTTAGAATTAAATTATAGTCTTTACCAGATACTGCTGCTACGATTTTATTACCTGTATCTAATCTAAATGTACCTGCAGTATTAACTGAAGTTGGTTGATAAACATTATAATTTTCTTGATCACTAAATCTAATAAACATAGGGTCTTGAGTTGTTGTATCACCTATAGTTGTTTCAGTTCCAAAGTGAACAACGTGTCTATCTCTATCAGAGGTAATTGTTAATCTTGTTGCTGTCGGAGCACCTGTCATTATCGTTGCTCTTTGTTCTAATGGATTTGATACACCAGGATTCCACACAAATGTTTTACCATCTTTAATAGTTGCTATTAATTGTTCTCCAAAGTTATCAAGTGACCATGATCCAGGATCTAGAATCAAAGAAGAAGTGGTTGTCCCAGAACCCCAAGTTAATCTACTCCAAGTTCCTGTACCCCAACCATAACCATAAGTTTGAATTGTTGGACCAATTTCTTCATAAGGATTTATTGAAGCTCCACCTGCTGCAGACATTCCTGTTCCTGTTTCAGTAGTAGCCATTTTAATAGTAAATGAATTGGTAGCTGTAGATAGTACTTCAAAAG